CAGGCCGTCGTAGGCCGTCGTAGGCCGTCGTAGGCCGTCGTAGGCCGTCGTAGGCCGTCGTAGGCCGTCGTAGGCCGTCGTAGGCCGTCGTAGGCCGTCGTAGGCCGTCGCAGGGCGTCTCCGGCCGTCGCAGGGCGTCGCCGGCCGTCGCAGGGCGTCGCAGGCCGTCGTAGGCCGTCGTAGGCCGTCGTAGGCCGTCGTAGGCCGTCGTAGACCGTCGACGTGCGATTACCGGACCGGAGAAACGAAAGAACCCCGCGGCCTAGATAGGCGACGGGGCTCTGGTGTTAAGGGATTGTGTCTAAATTTCAGATCCATGGCCTTGCATAATAGTCGTCTGCCGCCTTGCGTTGCGCTTGCTTGCGGAGGGCCAATTCGGCAAGGGCCAAAGCCTTGTCGCCCTTGTACCACCACGCACCACCCGTGCATCGAGCGTCGGCGCTTCCGAACTCGATGTAGGTCCAGCCCTCGGCGCTTGGACTGAAGGTTGGAGTGTGAAAGTGTCGAAGCGTGTATTTTTCGCCCATGTTACGCCTTGCCTTTCGACGTTGCCGCGACCGCTACGCTTTCGAGTCCGCGTGCCAGCAGCTCGCGATACACGGCGCCGATTGACGGGATTTGGTAGGGGTTTTCGGTTGCGCGTTGATCCCGGAGTGCTTCGACCGCTTGCACAAGCGGCAGAGGACAGCGGATTGCGATGTTCTTGAATTCGGCCATTAGAGCGTCTCCCATTCGTCGCACTTGTCTGCCAACTCTTCGCAAAGCGCGCGCAATAGCCGGTCCGCGACAATATAAAGGGCCGCGTTCGCGACGACGTCGCCCGTCACCTCTTGCCGCGTGTCGATAAGCCCCGAAACGTCCTCTTCATAAGCAGCCAACTGCACGAAAGTCTGCCATTTGCGGTGCGTATAAACAGGGACGGCACTATCTGCAATTTCGTGCAAATGGCCGTTGTCCGCAAGACGTTCGATTTCGCGCCGGATGTCAGAAGCGTCTGCCTGCGCGTCGATTTCGTCGATAGCTGTAAACTCTAGTGCATTGATGAAAGAGTCAAACAAGTCGCATAGGAACGCGCCGCCTTCGATTTCGTTACGCTCTGGAGCCGCGCAGTCCGCTGACCTTGCGAGCATCCACGGCGCGAAGACCGACTGTCCCTGTTCGTGGCCGTCGTCACCGTAAAGCGGAGCGGTGTACTCTGCACGAAGGGAAGCAAGCGCGGCTTTCAGGATGGGATTCTTCATGGCAGGAGACTCCGGCCGCGGTAGCGGCCCGTGCGTGTAGTCCGGTGGCACCATGCCGCCGGACGGGTGGAACGGCTACTGATGCGGGCCGAAGAAGCCCTTGCGGCACAGGTAAATGACGCCGGACATGAGAATGAGCGCGGGTAAGGTCGTGAAAGCGTTGTCGATTAGGCCGTCCATGTTAGGCGTTCTCCACGTCGGACTGAGTGAGATATCCGGCCGAAACGAGCCACTCGTAATCATGCTCTTCCCATGCCGCGAGGACGTCCTCACGGGCGCTTCGGGCATCGTCGGCCGCACGCTGCAGGTCAATCAATGCTTGTTGCAGCTTGTCACCTAAAGTGCTCATTCTGTCGCTCTTTCCGGCCGCTTGTGCGGCCCGTACGTGTTAGCAGCTGCGAGTATCCCGAAAGGCCTCAAGGCGCATTTCGACCGTAACGAGTTGGTCCGCGTTCGCGGTCGCAATTTCAAGGGCCATTGCCTCAGTGAGCGTCTCTTCCCAATTCAGGGCCGCGACAGCGGTGGGCGTGGTCGCGACGAAACCGTCCAAATCCGCCGTGAAATTCTCCGCCCATCGGCCGAAATTCGATGCGTGAAAAACTGTCATCGTTCCCTCTTTCAGTGTCCGTCCGGCCCTACGCCGTTCGGGGTGAGTGCGCTTGTACCCCTAGCATCGGCACGGGTCAAGAAAAAATTAAGGGGTGCTTGTGCTTTTTTCTAGTGTGGCGTTTTGCCCCACTATCCGTGTAACTTGTGTGGCAAATTGCCACGATTCGCAGAAAGGTGTACAAAAAACCCATGACGCAGCGACCGCCCGCCACTGCATGGACTATCCCCAGTTCAAATGCGTCTTATTCGCGCACAAAGAGTATTGCGCAAATGGTCCGCGATGCGACGAACGGCGGGCAAGCCCTGATAGACGCCCTGGTCGAAATGGCCCTTGACTCTGACGCCGCGTACCGCGACCGGACGACGGCCGCTTCCATCCTTCTAGATCGCGGCTTTGGGAAGGCGGTCGAAACGTCCCTGACGCTGTCCGTGGACGCGGGCTCTTCGGAAGCCCTATCGCAGCTCGCCGACGCGGAGCTTGAGCGCCTAGCGGCCACGCTGGCCCCGTCCACGGTCCGGCCCGTCGTGGTCCTCCCCGCAGGTACGCTGTCGCCTAGCGTGGACAGTCTGCCCGACGCTCCACCGGAAGCCCTTGAGGCCCCGCTCAGGCCCCTCGAGCCCGTCACACTACCGTCCGCTCCCGTGACAACAACCCCTACCGACCCCCTCCCCCCTCCCTTGGTGCGCGCCCCACGTCGGCGGATCGTCGTACCCCGTCCCCCTGTATCGGGGCAGGCAAGCCCGGACACAACGCAAGATGTAGTAGACCGCAGCGATATTGACCCCAAGGCGTAGGGGGTATGGGGGGGGGGGGGCCAACCCTTTCCGCCCGCCCCGCGCTAGCACTAGCCCCCCTATAAAATTTTTCCCCTCCAAACCAAGTGACCTTTATTCAAGACCTTGACCGAACTTCCGTCATGTTGACCGAACTTCCGTCATGCTGACCTTGACCGAACTTCCATCATGCTCAACAAACTTCCGTCATGCTGACCTTGACCTTCCATCATGCTACGGTGACCCGATGAACAACCTCGACTCACAGTCTTTCGTGACCTTGATGAAGGTCGTTGCGGTCATCTGCATCATCGCGATGGTGCTGGCCGTTTGGCCCGGTGACAACGAAGAATGACCCCTACGTTTTCGCCCGAGGACATCCAACGTGAGCTCGCGAAGCGAGCGGCATCGGCTCTATGGGCGCGCGGCAATCTGACGTACAAGCTGGACGCGACTCAGCGGAGCATCAAGGCATCGCTCTCGGCCACGAAGGAACGCAAGTTCTTCCTCCTGTGTTCACGGCGCTTGGGCAAGAGCTTTACGCTAGTCCTTGAGGCATTTGAGACCGCTCTCAAGAAACCGCTGTCCCGCATCCTCTACCTTGCCCCGACCGGCAAGGACGCTGCCGACATCGTGACCGACATCGTGGATGGACACCTCTTGCCGGACTGTCCGTCGACTTTGCGTCCCGATTACGACCGGCAGCAAAAGGTCTACAGCTTCAAGAACGGGTCAACCATCCGTTTCAAGGGCGTGAACGGCGAGCACGCCGAAAACCTTCGAGGCGGTGCGGCAGACCTCGTGATTCTCGACGAGTGCGGAACGATGGACGACTTGGCCTACGTCGTGTCGAGCGTCGTCATGCCCATGACGCTGACGACCGGCGGACGGGTGCTGTTGGCGACGACCCCGTCTCGGAGCCCCGGACACGACTCGGTCGCTATCTACGAGGACTTGGCCGGCAGGAACGCGACGGTGAAGTTCACGCTTCTTGACAATCCCCGCGTCCCACCGGAGGTCAAAGCCGAGTTCCTGAAGGAAGCCGGTGAGCCGGACGCGCTCTTGGACGCCATCGTTGCCGGAAAGGCGTCACCGACCACGACTACTGCATTGCGAGAGTACTTCTGTGAGTTCGTGACCGACGCGGCCAGTGCAGTCTTGCCCGAGTTCACGGCGGACGCACAAGCGCAGACGGTCAAGTCGTCACCCAGGCCCCCGTACTTCGACGCCTACGTCGCCATGGACCCCGGCTTTCAGGACCGCACCGCTATCTTGTACGGGTACTGGGATTTTAGGCGGGCAAAACTCGTCATCGAAGACGAATCGCTCATGCATCGGCCGAGCACGAGTGACATCGCCGCTGAAATCGCGCGAAAAGAGCGGGCAGCGTGGGCGGGACAAGAGCCTTACGCCCGTGTCAGTGACGTGGACCCTCGCCTCATCGCGGATCTGTGGCAGCTTCACCGCATCCAGTTCCGCGCTTCCGAAAAACAGGACTCGCTCGGGGCGATCAACCTCGTGCGAAACATGATTCAGAGCCGCGAGCTCGAGATAGACCCGAGGTGCGTGCATCTCGTCCGGCAGATGCGAAACGCTATCTGGAACAACAAGGCTACGGACTTTGCGAGAGCTGGCTCCAAGACGCCGGACGGTCACTTCGACCTTGTGGCCGCGCTCAAATACCTCTGTCGAGGCGTTAATCGGCACCACAATCCCTATCCCGAAGGGTACGGAGCCGTCACGACCCAGAACTTGTGGCTTTCTCCACGCCCTACAGCGAGTCCGGTCGGCCTCGGACTCATGGCGGACACGCCTTTTTCGCGCAGACTTGCACGAACCCGCCGAAACCGAGGACCTTCGTCGCGGTACTAGCCAAAAACCAGTACCTCGAACGCTTCAACCGTGATACGGGGCGAACATGCCGCAGAATCTCTGGGACAAAGACACGCAGTACTTCGCGACCGAGCCTCCCGAGGAGTTGGGACCGAAGCTGGTCGAGAAGCTCCAGCAATATCGGTACGACACGGGCGTGCAGCAGATTGACACGCGCATGGCTCACGCCTGGCGGTACTACTACGGCTACGACCCGATGGGATTTCACGCCACGGGGCATGTGGCACGCGGCGGTCTTCAGGGAGAGTTGGCGGAAATCCGCATCAACCACTCCCGAAGCCTCGTTCAGACGCTGCTGAACCTCATCGTGTCTCCGCAGTTCGTGTGGAACCCTCGAGCCAGCACAATGGACTACGACGCCGTGCGTCAGGTCGAGGCGGCGCGGGCGATTTTGGAGCATTACTGGCACAACAGGCAGTTCTCGACCTACGCTACCAAGGCCGTCGAGAGCGCCATCGCCCTTTCCGAGGGTTTCATTCACGAGGAATGGGATTCCAGCCTCGGTGAAGAGTATTCGGTCGACCCCGAGAACCCCGGCAACGTCATCAAGACCGGCGACATCCGATTTACCAATCCGGCCCCGTGGGACGTCATCCGCGACCCTTACAAGAACGACTTCACCGAGTGCCAGTGGGTTATCGTCCGCCTTTTCAAGAACAAGTGGGACCTTTCGGCGCAGTATCCGGCCAAGGCCAAAGAAATCCACGATATTCCACCGGAATTGCCGGTTCGAGGCGATGCGGGCTACGCTCTGAAGGTCGCGACCGACGACGTGCCGCTGTACTACTTCTACCACAAGCCCTCGGCATCTCTGCCGCTCGGGCGGATGGTCAAGTTCGTGTCCTCGGGCGACGTGCTCGAAGACACCATCCTTCCCTACGGCGCGATTCCGCTCCAGCGCATCACTTGCGCCGAGCTTCAGGGAACGCCCTACGGGTACACGCCGTACTTTGAGATTCTCGGCATTCAGGAGGTCATGGACAGCATTAACTCGTCCATCACGACCAACATCACGACTTTCGGCACGCAGTCTTTGGCCGTCGAGGAGGGTTCGCCCGTTCAGCCGGACGACCTGGGCGGCGGGATGCGGATCATCTACTACCGCCCTGGTAGCCAACCCCCGCAGCCGCTTCAGTTGACCAAGAGCCCGCCGGAAGCGTTCAAGTACCTTGAAGACCTCAAAACGCATGAAGAGCTGCTCATGGGTCTGAACAACGTGGTGCGCGGGCAGATGCAGACGGGCAAGGAGTCCGGTGCCGCGCTCGCTTTGCTGCAAAGCCAAGCAATTCAGCAAGCGTCGGTCCTCCAGCGAAACTACATCAACGCGCTTGTGAGTGCGGGTACTTCCATCCTTCGCATCATTCGGTCGCGCGCGGCGCTGCCGCTCAAGATCGGCCTCGTCGGCAAGAGCCGGATGGACCTCATTCGCGAGACCGAGGTCAACAAGGACACGATTCAGAGCGTCGATCAGGTCGTTGTCGAACTTGGCAATCCCGTGAGTCAGACGGCAGCGGGCCGGTTTGAGTTGGCCATGCAGCTCGTGCAGATGTCGGTCATCAAGACACCGCAGGAAGTTCTTGAGGTCCTTGAGACCGGACGCCTCGAACCCATCATCAAGGGGACTCAGGAGGAGTTGGTCAACATCATGAAAGAGAATCAGGACATGGTGCGGGGCGAGACTCCGGTCGTGCTCCTGTCCGATGACCACCCGCTCCACGGCAAGGAACACACGGCTGCGGTCGCTTCGCCGGCCGCAAGGCGGGACCCAAACGTCCTTCGCGCTTATCGCGAGCACATGCACGAGCACTACTCGCAATTCTACGGGGTTCCGCTGGAACAGGTCGAGATGGACCCGATGTACCGACAGCGGTTCCTGATGCTGTGCGGTCGTCCGGTACCTCCCGAGCCGATGCCGCCACCGATGGGGCCGATGGGACCGGGCGGAGCACCGATGCCCGCCGGACCTGAAGCCGGTCCGCCGCCCGCGCCCACGATGGCCGCGACAGGACCGACGCTCGGGGCCGAGATGCCATCAATGCCTACGAACCCTGCAACGGGTCAGGAATGGAACCCGAACAATGGCGGCGGGGTAGTCCCGCCCCGATAGCGTCACCCGAGAGGTGACCGAGAGGCAAGGCGCATGGAAAACCAGACCGGAACGACCGAATCCACCCCCACGGGCGATGCGGCGACCGAAGGCAGCGAGGGCCAGGACCTCGTTTCTTCGGGCGCCGGGTCGTCCGAAGGAAGGTCCTCGGGTTTTGACTCGGCGGCTGCGGATGCCGCGATGAAACCGACTCTTGGTTCCGCCAAGAGTCCAGCCGACGCGGCCAAGCCGGCGGCACCAAAAGTTCCGACCGCTGCCGAAAAACGGCGATACGCGCTCAAGGTCGATGGACAGGACATCGAGGAGGAGTTGAGCGACGACGAGATTCGCGTGCGGCTTCAAAAGGCCCATGCGGTCGACAAGCGGTTTGCCGAGGTTGCTAATCAGCGCAAGCAAATCGAGGCGGCGCTGAGCCAACTCAAGAACGATCCGGCCAAGGCGCTGAAAGAGATCGCCGGTCTCGATCTCGACGAGTGGGCCGAGAAGCGTATTCTGGAGCGATACCAGGAGGCCATGCTTCCCGAGGCCGAGCGCGAAAAGGCCGAGATGCAGAAGAAGCTGGCCGATTATGAACGCCAGTTCGAGGAGCAGAAGACCGCCGCCGAGAGCGCCAAGCAGCAGGCGTACGAGCAGCAGGTGTTCGAGAAGACCGAGCAGGAATTCATTCAGGCGGTCGAAACGCTCGGGTACGACAAGGGCTTTTCGCGCACGGTGCTCGTGCCGATGATGGCTGAGATTGCCGAGTCGGCGCTGGACTACGGCGTCGAGCTAACGCCGTCGCAGATGGCAGCGGAAGCGAACAAGCGGCTGGAGACCATCCACCGTCGTCAGGTGCAGGGACTCAAGGGCGAGCAGCTTCTGAGGTACTTGGGCGACGACGTGGTAACCGAGGCCATTCGAGCGAAGCTGGCGGCGACTCGCGGACCTTCGGCCGCGCCCTCGACGCCTCCGCCTCCCGCTCGCAAGCCCGTGACCGAGGCCCCGCGCAAGCCGATGACGCCGCAGGAGTGGCGGATGAAACACCTGTACGGCATGGAATGACCATGCCGTCCGGAAAGCTACGGGATGGAATAGGGTTGGCAGTCGAGTAGCTCAGCGGGAGAGCCTCGGGACGCTGGTTCGAGTCCAGCCTCGACTGTCAAATCTAGGGGCCGATACGGACAGTCCGTATCGACCCCTATTTCTTTTTGGCAAGGAAACAAGAAAGGACGAAAGGGATAGGACGCTCACGCCATCTGACCACCTTTCCTCCGGTTCTTGGAGCAGACCGCACACGGACGCCGCAAGGCTATCCGCGGAAAGCGACAAGGAACTGACCGCACGAACGTAAGCCCAACGTCCGATAACCCCCTCCGCTTCGCAAAGCGAAGCCCCGAAAGGCAAGGCATCATGTCGAATCAGGCGAATGACGTTTCTACACTCAACGGTCTTTTCAAGACCCAGTACGCTCCGGATCTGAACGATCTCATCCCGCAGCACGCCATTCTTCAGCAGAAGATCAAGTACGTTCCGGCCGACAAGCAGAACGGTGCCTTCTACGCTGTTCCGTGCGTGCTCCAGAGCAACCAGGGCGTGAGCTACCTGGGCGAGGGCGGCGGCGTTTCTGACCTGAATGACGCGATCAACGCGATCATGAAGGAGGCTCAGGTCAAGGGCAGCGAGCTGAACATCCGTGGCCAGCTGAGCTACAAGGCGCTCTCGCAGGCCGCGACGGCTGGTGCTCGCGCGTTCAAGAAGTCCTCCTCGTGGCTCGTTGAGGACATGGCGAACGTGTCGTTTACCCGCCTTGAGCTGTCGACCATCTACGGCCAGGTCGGTCTTGGCAAGGTCGAGAGCAACACCTCGACGGGTTCGGGCGCGTGCGACATCGTTATCACCGAGCCGACGTGGGCGACCGGCATCTGGGTCGTCCTTGAGGGCGCTCAGTTCGACTTCTGGAACTCTGCTGGCAAGCCCTGCACGGCCAAGCTGGTGAAGGTCAACTCGGACCTCCGCAAGCTGTCGTTCACGACTATCTCGGGCAATGAGACGCTTATCGTCGCTGGCGATGACGTCTACCCGAGGGGTGCGAAGGTGGGTACCGGAACCGCCGCGTCCAACTACAACGAGATGGCGGGTCTCTTCAAGCAGTACAACCCGGCCACCGTCGAGCTGTTCGGCATCACGCGCACCCCGTACACCCTGCTTCAGGGCAACGAGTACGCCAGCGTGGGCGAGATCAGCTCGGCCAAGGTCGTTCAGGGCGCGAGCCTCGCGGTTGACAAGGGTCTGATGACGGACGCCGTGTTCCTCTGCGGCACCAAGACCTTCGCGGACCTGAACGCCGAGAACATGGGCCTCCGCATGTTCGACAGCTCGTACTCGCCCGCTAAGGCCGAGAACGGGGCGCAGGCGCTGACCTACGACCACATCAACGGCAAGATCACGGTCATCTGCCATCCGTTCATCAAGAGCGCCGACGCGCTGCTGATGGACGCGAACGACGCGCTGTTCGTCGGTTCCAGCAAGCCCACGTTTGAGATTCCGGGCATGCCGGACCGCTTCTTCCGCCTCGTGCAGGACAAGAACGCGGTCGAGCTCCAGAACTATGCGGATCTCGCGGTGTTCGTCCACAAGCCGGGTCAGGGCGTCATCTACTCGGGCATCACGCACGGGTAGTCGGACCAAGGTCTGAGAATCGGCCCACCTTCCGAAAGGGAGGTGGGCCGTTTCGTTTGTCGAGGACCGTAAACAAGACCGACGAGGAGTTTCCCATGCCGCGTTACGTCCTTCCGAACGATCCGGCCCTGTCCGCCGCCAGCGTGACACCGAACGACTTGGCCGACCTTCCGAACTACTCGCGGATGCTGTACGTTGGTGTCGGTGGGTCCGGTAAGCATGTTCGCGTCACGACGCTCAACGGTCACGACGTGGTGTTCAAGAACGTGCCGACCGGCATGCTCACGGTGCAGGCCGTAAAGGTCTGGGCCAACGGAACGACGGCCACCGAGATTCTGGCGCTCTGGTAATCGAGGTCACCGATGGCATTTCCGCGCATTGAAATCTACCCTAGAGCACATCAACCCCTCGTCGGCGATGAGGACATGGTCATCTCTCAGGGTGGCGTACTGCGAAAAACGAACGCTCAATCCGTCGCGGACCTCGCGGCGCAGGGCGTGTTCGTCACCCTGGCCGGCGAACTGTTCGTTGCCAAGAACGGGTCGGACACTGCGGGAACCGGCTCGTTGTCAAGGCCGTTTGCGACCATCGGTGCGGCCCTGACCGCAGCTTCAGCCAACTACACGGCTACCGACTTTGTCCGCATCAACGTTTCCCCTGGCGAGTACCCTGCCGCCCTCTCTATCACTCGGCATCGTACGTTTATCGTTGGTTCCGACGTAACAGCTGAAAGTCGAGCAACCAAGATTGGCCCCGTGACCATCGACTGTGCTTCGGCGACGCAGAAGTACAATGACACGGTCGCGCTCGGAAACATGCTCATTGAAAGCAATCAGGCCCAGCCCGCGCTTAAGGTCACGGGAGCCGGTCTGTTTACGGTGGACGTGTCCAACGTCTACATCACGACCGGACAGGCCGCTCAAAACGCGGTGCTGTGTGACGCAAGTCATTCGGACAAGGTTCGCGTCTACTTGCGAAACTGCGTTGTGACCAAGCAGTCTTCGGCCAGTGCAGATGTCATGCGTTTTCGTCGAGGAGATATCCGAGTCGAGTCCACGCAAGTTTACGCCTCGATTTCTGGCACGGGTAACGGTATCGCTTTTGAAAACAACGCCGTAGGTCTTCTCGACCGTGTCCTCGTTGACATCTCAACGACCGGCGCGGCTGTTCGCGCAAACTTGGCTTTTGCGACGGCGTCTGCGCCCTTGGTCGTCTCAAACAGCAGCCTCGCATCAAGCGCCGTTGGGTCGCCGTGTTTACAGCTTGCCAACACGCTCAGCCTCGCAGCCCTTGTCTGGCAAACCATCTTCACCAAGACCCTGAGCGGCGCGGGGGAGTACGCCATCACCGGCACATCGAACGGAAGCACGTTGACGCTGTTGTCCGGCAACATGGCCTTCACAAGCAACAGCACCATCAACGGCGTGACGCGCGTGGGCATGACCATCGTCTAGAGGTTCTTCATGGCGTTTCCGCGCATTGAAATCTACCCAAGGGCTCACCAACCGCTGTCTGGCGACGAGGACTTGGTCGTTTCGCAGGGTGGCGTTCTTCGTAAGACCTCGACTGACTCCATTGCTGCGCTGGCGACGGGCGGCGGCGGTGGCGACGGAACAACGACCTTCGGTGGTGCTGCTTCAACCTTGCCCGCGGGAACAAGTGTTGGAATCGGTCCTTCCGGTACGCTCATTGAGTGTAAGGCCTCGGACGGCACAAGCATGCCCTCGTTTGTCGGGTTTTTGCTCGACCCGACCACGAACAAGGTACAGACGCAGGGTTTGTTCATCACAAGCGGATTGACGCCTGGAGCTTCCTATTTTGTGGGCAATAGCGGTGGCATCACGCTTACGGCCCCGACCGCATCAGGATACGCGGTTCAGTGCATCGGAGCCGCCTACACTTCCACCAGGCTGTTCGTTCAGCCAAGCATCATCATTCTCAATGACGGCTAAAAGTCCCAAGCCCAAGATTTCCAAGGACGCCTTGAAGCCGAAGGTGTCTTTGTCCGACCTGCCGCAGCCCAAACCCGTTGTGAAGCTGCTTGATGACGAGCATCGACAGCTCGTGACCGCCGCTCTAGAGGGCGAGGCGTCGAACGAGAGAGCCGCAAGACTGCGGCTGGAACGTCTTGTCTTGCTTGCGCGCATCGACCCAGAGAATCGCGTGCTCGCCCTTGAAAAGGCAGTCGCCGAGTGCGGCGAGCGACTGTCGAAGGCGGAAACAAGGCACAACGAGTGGATGAGCCGTGTGCGCGAGCGGACGGGCATCCAGACCGAATTCACGTTCGACTCCGAGACCGGGGTCATTACCACCGAGATTTCCTCGGGGCAGTAGGAGGCAGCAATGGCTAGCATCAAGAGTGTGTTCAGTGCGGGCGCGGGCAAGGTCAAGGAGATCGCTGGTCTGGCGTACAACGACGCCGCTGGTGGGTCGCTCGACGTCACTTTGCCTATCGTTTCGACGGCGGCAATCTCGGGTACGGACCTGACGGCTTCGGGTTTGGTCACGGGCGACACCCTCAACATCGGCGCGGCGACTACGGCGGCGGACGGCTTTGCCATCTCGTCCGACTCGGCTGGCGGCGGCGACAGCAAGCTCGCGACCGCGGGTTACGTTGACGCGCAGGTCAGCGTCATCGCCTCGGGTGTCTCGCTCCAGACTTTCACGGTCGATTCCGCGACGGGTCTGGCTGTGGGTAAGGTCGTCTGCCTTGCGTCGGGGACGAACGCTCCGCTGGCGCTTGCCGACAAGGATGCGGACCTCACTTCCAATGCCATCGGCATCATCAAGAGCATCGACACCCTCGACGTCACCGTGCAGCTCGACGCCGAGATTGCGGTTCCGAGCCTCGGCGGTCTGGCTTCGGTCGGCGAGCCGGCGTTTGTGGGCGATAGCGGCGCGATCCTGCCCTACAGCTCGCTGGCTTCGGGCGACTTCGCCACGCAGGTCGGGTACGTTTCCGATGTGGCGGGCAAGAAGATCGTGCTCGTCCTCAAGACCTTTGGCGAGCTGGCCTAGTTCCATCAACTCGTGACCTAGCGCAGCGCCCCTCGGCCTTATGGTCGGGGGGCGTTCGCGTAAACAAGACCGTCGAGGAGTTCTCATGTCCAAGCCCGTCCTTCTCTCCGGTGGTAATGGCAAAGCGTCGGAGCTTGCCGGTACGAACGACAACGACGTCCTGACATGGGATTCGGTGCTGGACGGAGGGTCTTGGAAGTCGGCACCTGGCGGCGGCGGAGGAGGACCCCCTACCGGAAACGCAGGGGGTGACCTTTCGGGAACGTACCCCAATCCAACCGTTGCCCAGATTCAGGGTTTTCCTGTTTCAACAACCGATCCGACCGTGGGCAAAATTCTTCAGTTTGACGGTACGGAGTACGTTCCTGCCAACATTCCGCAGGGAGGGTCCGGCGGGGGTGGCGTCACCTACTTCTTGAACAAGGGAACGGCTCGTAGCGGCGGCAATCTTCCGGCAAACACCTATCAGCTTGGTCGTACAGCAGAAACCGGACAGAATAACGTCGCTCTGACGAATCTTGCGACGGGGTCTTGGACCCGCGTTGGCGGGTTCGTGACGGACGCTAGCGACCCGTCAATCACGAGCATTCCCGCAGGTCTGTGGGACTTTAACGTTTGGGCCGACACTACGGCAGCAGCCAATAACCAGGCGTACATCCGTTTTCGCCTATACGCCTACGACGGTTCGACGAACCCCGAAGCCGGTACGTTGCTTGCCGAGACGGACAACATCTTCCTGTACGACAAGGGCGTCATCGCGCAGTACATCGCGTCGATGCTCATTGCCGGCGGAACAACGCTGGCTTCGACGAACACGCGCTTGTACCTGCTCTTTGAGGCGCGGGCTTCAATAAGCAACCGAAACCTCACGGTCTACTTCGGCGACTCGACGCCGACGCACACGCACACGACCGTTCCTTCGGTCGCTGGAACGGGCATCGTTCATGTGGTCGACGGTGTGGTTCAGTCCCCGGCCTCAGCCGTAACCCTTTCGTCGAACACCACAGGCGGAGACGTTACCGGCGTCCTTAAGCTCGCTAACGGCGGTACGGGCGCGGCTTTGACGGTCGCGCCAGGCGGCGCGGTTTACGGTGCGAGTTCTACAGCGTTGGGCGTGACCGCGGCGGGTGTCGCCGGTACGGTGCTCGTAAGCGATGGCGCGTCGGCCCCTTCGTTCACAACCATCGGCGGTACGGCTTTTGGTTCGCAGACCGCAAAGTACGTTCTTGCGGCTCCGTCAGGATCGAGCGGAAATCCGAGCTTCCGCCAGTTGACGACGTCGGACATCACCAGCTTCTCGTCAAATGCCGTGACGTCCCTTGCCGGTACCGCGAGCCAAATCCTCGTGAACGGAGGAACGTCTGCGGTTGCGGGCGACGTGACGCTGACGCTGCCGCAGTCCATTGCCACCACGAGTTCGCCTACCTTTGTCGGTCTCACCCTGTCTAACGCAAACGGTCTTTCCGCAGCCAATGGCGGCACGGGAATGAAATCGTACACGATTGGCGACATCATCTACGCCAACGGAACGTCATCGCTCAACAACCTTCCGGCTGTGGCGACGGGCAATTCGCTGATTTCGGGTGGCGTCAACACGGCTCCAAGCTGGGGCAAGATCGGCCTGACCACGCACGTCTCGGGGACACTGGCCGTAGGAAATGGTGGTACGGGCGCAACGACTCTGACCGGCTACGTCAAGGGAAGTGGCACGAGCGCGTTTACGGCCTCTGCAACGATTCCTGTGGCAGATGTGACAGGTGCCGCACCCCTGGCATCGCCTACGTTCACGGGTACGGTAACGATTCCGGCGGGCGCGAGCATCGCGGGCTACCTTACGACGACCAGCGCAGCCTCGACCTATGCCCCGCTCGCGTCACCTACGTTGACAGGCACTCCGACCGCTCCAACCGCATCTACAAGCGACAGTTCAACGACCATCGCTACGACTGCCTTCGTCAAAAATCAGAACTACCTGACCTCAATCCCCGCTCAGCCCTACGACATCTCGGGCGAGGTTGTGGGTACGCCGACCACGGGCGCGACCATCCTACGGTTCGTGGCCGCTCGAACGTTTACGCTCGGAGGTACGGCTCAATTTGCTTGCACGACGGGTCCTACCTCGACCGCCACGTTTACGGTTTCCGTTGCAGGTGTTTCCAAGGGGACCGTCACCATCGCGACAAGCGGCACTTCGGGAACTGGAACCATCACATCGACCTCGGTCACCGCAGGCCAGACCGTCACGGTCGTCGCGACGACACCGGCTGCTATCGTCGATGTGTGGTTCACCCTGCCGGGGACGGTGTAGCGCATGCCGCTTCTTCGAGTGCATCGAGCGTCTTTTCCCTCGACCGGCAATCTTGATTGGATGATCACGGTCACGGGAACATACGCTTGCGGGAACACGCCGCAGCAGTTCGATCTTTCAAGCGCATCGCTGACCGCAGGCCGTTGGGTCATTTTGCGAGCGAACGCAATTACCGGATGGGCAGGAGCGACAATTACGCCGCCCTCGGGCCTGACCGTGTACAGCGTAGCGTTAGAAGATGTTGTTTATAGCGGGACCACTTACAAGTGCGTGGTTGTCACGCTCGTCTGAGCGAAGGGAGATGAGCGATGGCTGTTCGATACTTTGACCTCAACGGCGCAACGGCCGGCTTTGGCACGTTGACAGGGGCATGGAATACCAGTTCAGCGTTCTGGTCTACATCTTCGGCTGGAACAGCGACTCCTGCTGCGTACACGTTTACGAGCGCAGACAGTGCCAACTTTGGTTTTTCGGGAACGACAGCAACCGCCGGGACTGCAACAATTGCAAATGCAGTTACCGTTACGCTCAATAACATCACAACGGCCAATCTTTCGGGGCTGCAAACAATTGCGCGGACGGGAACAGGTGCTTTAACCATAGCAGGAACATCGCCAAGCATTACCGCCAATTCGGCAGGCGGACTGACGATATCTGCGCCCATTGGAGGAACGACTGCTTGGACCTCAAACGGTTCAGGCGTATTGACCTTGACTGGCGACAACACCTTTAATAACACCGTTACTGTTTCCGCCGGTACGCTCAACGCCAACTCAGCCACGGCTCTCGGTACGGACACAAGCAGCGTTACGCTGACTTCAGGAGCGGCACTCTCAATTGGCGCGGCACTCAACTACTCGACGCGCAACTGGTCTATTGGCGGTACGGGCGCTACCGGCGTTGATGGTGGTTCTGTCATCCTTGCCTACGCAGGAACGGTAAAGATCGGAAGCTCGATTGGGGCGACCAATAACACCTACATCCGCGCCACGGCCGATGGTGCGGGTTTGTCGTCCAACATCTCTTGGTCGTCCGGTTTGAGCGGTCAAGGTTTGCGTCTTGGAGCCGCCACAGGAACGACGGCTACGTTCTCGGGCGCGATCAGCGTCAGCAGCGGCACGCTGGTTGCGCTTCTCTTCGGACGCAGCAACAACCCAGATCTCGGAACTGTAGTTCTTACAGGCTCCAACACGTTCGCGGCTCCTACGCAAATTGATTACGGCACGCTTCGAATCAGTTCAGATGCTAACCTTGGAACCGCGCCGGTAGCGGAAACAGCTGCGTATCTCGTTATCGGCGGAAGCACGACGCTGGCAACAACAGCCAACTTCACTCTCAGTGCAAATAGAGGCATCGCTCTCGGGCCGTCAACAGGCAGTGGAACCGGCACCACCGATGTTGCGAACGCAACGACGCTGACTTACGCGGGCATCATCGCAAACAACGGCACGGGAACGGGTAATCTTGCCAAGACAAACACCGGCACACTCGTTCTGAGCGGCGCGAACACCTTCACCGGCACCGTCACCGTCTCCGCCGGTACGCTCAACGCCAACTCGGCTACGGCTCTCGGCGCGGCGTCGAGCACGGCGGCAATCTCAGTCGCGAGCGGGGCCACGCTGTCGCTGGGCGCGGCGCTTGACTACTCCTCACCAGGGCGAACGACGACTATCAACAGCACGGGCGTCTCGACCGGCGGCGCGCTGATCCACAATTACGCAGGCGCGGCGAACATCGGCTCGATCACCCTCGGCTCGGCGAGCTACGTTCGCGGTACGGCGACAGGCACCTCAACACTATCCAGCAGCTTCACGAATGCGGGCTTCGCGTTGACCACAGGCGCGGCATCGGGAAACACGCTCACACTTACGGGCGGCATCAGCGGACTCGGCGGCCTCGTCATCGGCAACAGTTCGTCGGACACCGGCACGGTCGCTCTCACGACGGCAAAGACCTATCAGGGCAACACAACGCTGTCTTACGGCACGTTGTCGGTCGGCAACGCAGGCGCGCTGGGTAGCGTCGGAAGCCTTGCCTTCAACGGCGGTACGCTTGATGCCTCTGTATCTGGCCTCACTATCGTCAATGCGTTTACACTCCCATATGGTGTTTTGTATTTTGCTGGAACAAACTCAATGGAGTTGTCAGCAAACATTAACATCGGTTCGGGTACACCCAGCATCCGCGTTTCTGCTTCGACGCTTACGCTCTCGGGGCTTATTAGCGGGTCCGGCGGTAGCCTTGATGTTTCTGGATCAAGCTCTGGCACCTTGCGGCTGCTAAATGGGTCAAACAGCTACAGCGGCGGAACGGGAATATACTCTCCTGTATCGTTTGCAAACGGAGCACTTGGCTCAGCGGGTTCGATTACGCTGGTAAACAGCTCGCTGAAATGGGACTCAGGAAATACTCAAGATGTTTCCTCTCGTTTGATTTTGAGCAGCATTTACGCGACGTTTGATGCAGGAGGCAATGCTAGAGTTCCTTTTGCATCTGCTTTTGGCAATAACGCCACTACCGACATTCATACGAACGGAACGGCAACGGGAGGCCAGACCGGGGTTATTGATTTTCAAGGTGCAAACACGTTTACAGGCGATGTGTGGGTCGACACGGGCTCTCTATGGGCGGCAGGCAGTGCGGCTCTGGGTCCAAATCGAGCCAGCACTGTTCGCATCGCGTCCGGTGGAAGTCTGACGATTTACAGTCTGTCCGCTGCTCTAGACTACAGCCTTTTGACGATAAACTTGCGCGGAGCAGGTAACAGCACGGACGCCGGAGCGCTCGTTCTTTCAAACGCCTACTCAGTCAACATGGGTAGCATTGTGTTACAGGAAGACGCGGCCATTTTGGGCCGAATGACGGCGGCGCTTACAAGTGGCGTAGACCTTTCGGGACGAACGCTTACCCTGAGGTCAACATCCGTAAACAGCACCTTTATTCAGGGAAACATTACTAGCTCGTCGAGCGGAAGCCTTGTCGTTGGCGGTGGAACGTACACCGGAACCGTGAAGCTGACGGGAACAAACACACACAAGAACGGCACTACAATCAGCACGGGTACTTTACAGGCTGGGTCTGTTCAAGCTCTAGGCACGGTAGGCACCGTGAGCCTTTCGTCAGGGGCCACGCTCCAGACGCTCACGTCGGGGTTCAGCGGCCAGAACGGCAAGCTGACCGTGGCCGCGCTCAACAACGCCTCTGGCGGCACCATCAAGATTGGCGGATAACCGGCGCAACGCGCCCGAAAGGTAGGAACACATGGCACTTCAGATTGCACTCCTCGCCGAGGATACGCTCGTCGGCACTCACTGTCCTGAGAGCTACGTCAAGGTGGAGTTCGTCCGCGCGTTCAAGGGCGAATCGCTCCTCTGGGTCAACTGGTACGCGGACGCGACCGCTCGCGCGGACATGAAGCAGCCGGTCAAGCAGCGCGAGTACACGGCCCCGACCGCTGACCTCGTAAGCGCGAACATCATCGCGGCCTCGTACACCTGGCTCAAGGCGCTGCCCGAGTTTGCCGGCGCGGTGGACATCTAGCCGTGGGTAGCGGATTCAAGCCTCCCGCCTCGGCGGCAGCGGCAGCAGCCCACGGTCTGGAACTTCGACGCAAGTGGGGCCGAGGCGGGACTCCTGTCGGAGTGGCGAGAGCAAGAGACCTGTCGAACGGGTCCGAGGTGTCCCGTGAGACCGTGGGCCGCATGGCCGCGTTCGCACGGCACCTCGGTCAACCGGAATCCGACCCGCCGGACGGCGGACCTTCAGCTAGGGCCATCGCCATCAAGTTGTGGGGCGGAGCGTCCGGTGTAAACTGGGCAAAGGCCAAGATGAACGCCATTCGTCGCCTCAAGAAAGGGGACTGACCGTGCCTTACAAGAGCAAGAGCCAGCAGAGATTCATGTACGCCGCCGAGGCCAGAGGGGACGTCGAGCCGGGGACTGCGGCTCGTTGGTCTCACGAGACGAAAGACATCAAGGGTCTTCCCGAGAAAGTGAAGTCGGCCAAGAAGGCGGCTTATGCTAGGATGCGTCGAACCGGCGGCAGCGAGTCGCCGTAACTCAAGGAGTACACCATGACCATCGAACAGTTTCTCGCCATCGTTGGGGCCATCGTCCCCGTGTTCTCGGCCATTGCATCGGCACTCAACCAGCGCGCCCGCACGACCGAGGCCCCTTCGGCCAACCTGGCGAAGGCTCAGGTCATCGTAAACACGCTGGCACTGAACCTTGACAAGGTCAAACAGGCCGCTGCTCTTTTGAAGGCAGCGAAGTAAACAAGGCACAACGAGGAGTCGAACATGAACCCGATGGACGTCAAGAAGAAGGCGCTTGGAGCCGTCAAGGGCTACGGACGCGAGGGCATCGGCGAGATGCTCAAGAAGAGCTACGGCAAGCCGGCCGTGTCCATCAGCGTCGAGACCGTACGCCCGATGGGCAAGCACACCGGCATGTCCGAGGAGGCTGAAGGCGAGGGCGACCTGTCTCCCGAGATGCTGGCCAAGCACGAGGGCGGCGAGTCGACGCCCGAACTGAAGAAAGAGGGCGAGTACGGCATGGAGGAGTCTCCCGAGGAGCACGCCATGTCGGACGGGTCCATGATGAAGGACTCGGAGATGGGCAAGGGCGAGTCGAAGATCACTCCCGAGCTGCTTGAGATGCTTCTCGCGAAGTTGGGGAAGTAGCCCATGGCCTCTGCCGATTACACGCTGGCGAACATGGTCGCTGACGTGCGTCGGCGAGCCATGATTCCCAACTCCACTCAGGTCCTGACGAACGCCGACATCACCGGCTTTCTGAACGACGAGATGTGGGAGTACATCGTTCCGATGCTCATGACGACGACCGAGGAGTACCTCGTCGTCGCCAAGGACCTTGGCACGCCCACGAGCACTGAAATCGACCTGACCGACGAGGTTCTGTTCCCCGGTCTTGTCGGCCTCAAGGTCCGTGACGTCCAGCTCGCTTCCATGAACGCCTGGGTATCTCTGCCCCGCATCGAACCCGAGTACGAGGCTCAGTTCCTCGCGTCGGGTACGGTGCAGGGCTATCTGTTCCGCGGGTCGAAGATTTTCCTCATCCCCGTGAACCAGACCCCGAACGCGAAGCTTCGCATCCTCTACTACAAGCGGCCGGATGCGCTTGACTACGACCATCCGACCGTCAAGCCGCAGATTCCATTGGACTTGTGCCCGCTGCTCATCCAGAGGGCTGTGTATCGTTGCCTTGACGCCATCGGCGACGACCGCGCGGAAGCGGCCGCTGCGTCGGCCGAGCGGACCCGTGTGACGTGCATCCAGCTCATCTCGCCGCGCGGTGAGGGTTCGGCTCGTGTGGTCATCAACTACTTCGGTCCCGGTTGGACCTATCGTCGCCGCCCGTATTACATGCGGTAGGCGGAGGCCCCATGGCCGGCATCTCTACCGTACTTTCCGCTCGTGGACTCGTCACCTCGGCCAACAACCTTGGCGCAACGGAACAGGGCGCTTTGGTCGAGGCCGACAACGTCGTCATTCGGTTTGCCGACATCATCGAGCCGAGGCGTGGTCAGGTCAAAATTGAGGCTCTTGTCGATTATCCCGAGAGCTACGCAGAGGGCGACTACCTTCGCCAGATCATGCCGTTTGTCGACTCGCAAGTGTTCAACACCCACGACGGCAAACTGGCTGATTTGGCAAACATCGCCAACCCCTACGAGGGAACTTGGTTCTCAGCCGACTACGGAGCCGAAGACAGCCGGATGAAGTCGACCGTTGCTAAGCAAAACCTGCACATGGCAACGAACAAGGGCATGTACGTCCTTGAATCGCTGACGTCGCAGCCCCGAGCCAGCGGCTTGCCGGTGCCTCCCGATCCCACGGTTCAACCCGTTACTGCGTCAGCAGGCTTTCTTGCGGATACAAATCGCTGCGGCTACAAGGTCGTGTACGGACGAACGGACATTCACGGAGCCAAGAACTACTACCTTGGCCCACCCAGCTATCCGGTCGTCGTTCTGAATACGACCGGAGGATTAGCCAACGTCCGCCTGACCATCCGAACGGATGTCCTGCCAACGAGCACGACCGACCCGACCAAATTTGCGGACGGTCTGTTTGTTCAGATCTACCGAACGGTGCAAGTTGCCCCCGGCATTCCGAGCGTCGGCGACAACTACCTTCAGGTCTTTGAGCAGCCTCTCGGTGGTGCGGATTTTGTCTCGACCATCAGCATCACCGATTCGACGCCTGACGCCTTCATTGAGGTCGGAAGCACGGGCGACGCCCTTCCGCTTTACACGAACTCGGACTCGGAAGGCCCGACCCAGCGCAACGACACGCCTCCGTATTCGCGGGATGTGGCGACGTGGCAGTCCCGTACCTGGTACGCGCAGACCACGAACCTGCATTCATTGTCCATCAAGCTCTTGGGCGTGGGCGGCGGAGGGACGGAAGCGAACGGTGTAACGGGTCTTCGAGCGGGTGACGTCGTCATCATCGACGGTGTATCGTTTACGGGTATCGGCTCAGGTTTTCCGTTGCCCGGTAGCTTCCTCGTCTACACGTCAGGAAACCCAACCGAAAATATCCTTGTGACCGCTCGAAATTTGGTCAATGCGGTCAACATCTACGCTATTGCCAACCCGTCATTTACCATCAACGCCTTTTTGACGACCGGCGATGCCGTTCCGCCGACCATCTTGCTGGAGCGGGACACCTACCCAAATAACACCGTCTTCTCAGTGACGTTTAAGACGCAGACCAGCAACGTAGACGTCGTTTCCGCACCCAACGTTTTTGGAAAGCGCCAAGTAACAACGGTTCAAGATCACCGCCTGATCGTCGGCGATGTGGCGACGTTCGTTCTTGATGTTCCCCACGCACCCACACAAACGTTCGTGGTCGAAGCTCCTGTTACGGACACAACGTTCTGGATCACCGACTCCGCTACGCTGACCTACGACTACGTTTACCGAGCCTACGGCGAAACGGCTTGGAACCCCGCGCTTCCGAGGACCGGAACGGCGGTATCGTCAAATAACGACGACGCACCGAACCGGCTGTGCTTCAGCAAGATTCAGGAGCCGGAGTCCGTTCCCCGCTACGTCAACTCGCTGGACATCGGCACTCCGGGCAAGAAGATTCTTCGCATCCAGCCGATGCGGGATCAGATGCTGGTGTTCAAGGAAGAGGGAACCTACGTCGTCTATGCCGACGAGCCGTACTCCGTGGCCCTGCTCGACAACACGGTCCAGCTTCAAGCCATCGACACGGTCTCGGCCGTAGGCTCGACGGTCTTCGCACTCGTGGACGACGGTGTCGCGGCCTTCACCGAATCGTCCATTCAGCCGACGAGCGTGGTTATCCAGAACCAGCTCATGCCGTACCTCGGGTCGCTCGGTCGTGACTCGACAGCGGATGCTTACGGCATCGCCCATGAATCGGACCAGCTTTTTTCGTTGTGGATTCCCGCGATCCCCGGACAGGCGTCGTGTCCAGCAAAGACCTTCGTCTACGGTCTTCGAGGAAACGCTTGGACTACATGGTCATTTCCGACCGCTCAAGACCGTACCTGCGGCAGGGTCGATCCGTTTTCTGACACACTGTACCTTGGCGTCAACGATGGGGACGGTGCCATCTTCAAAGATTTGCACTCGTCGCGTCGATCAGACTACGTCGACCTCGAAGAAGACCCCATTCGAACGACCGTGACGTGGGCCACTCACGTCTTCGGTCAACCGGCGGCGACCAAGCAGGCCCGTGAGATGCACATGCATTTCAAGCAGGCCGACTTCAACACAGGGACCCTGACCTTCAAGGTCGACAAGAATACTATCCCTGCGTCCGGTCCTACGCCCATCACGCCGGGGTCGGTTTACTCGGTGGACAAGTTCATCGGCCCTTGGGAGCAGCCTCAGCAGTTCCGCGTCCTCGTCCCGCAGGACGCCCAGCGAGGGGCCTATTTCACCTTCACCTGGTCGACAAACGAGGCCAAGGCATATTGGGCGCTCAACGGCTTCTCGACCGTCTACGAGAACACGTCCGAGCGGACAAACACCGTCCGCACATAAACAAGCCCGAGGAGAGGTAAGCCATGCCCCGTTTTACGAACCACATAACCTACGTCTACGACAACGTGACCAACCTGAACTGGAAGGTCTCTCCGAACAACCGGATGCTTTGGCGCGAGGCCGAAGCCGGTATTCCGCCCGGCTGGCGCATTCCGACCCTCGACGAGATGCAGAGCTTGATTGCCGGTCAGAAGGACAATCTCGCCGAGTGCAACGCCGCTTTTGGCGAAGGTCATCTTCCGACCGATTGGTTCTGGGTCCACAAGCTCAACGCTGCGGGTGAGGAGCAGGGTTCGCCAGGTGCCTTCGCGGCGTACTTTGTATCGATGGGCTTTACGCCCATCAACCGTCGCATGGAACGCGCTCTTTGCCGGTACGTTCAGACCAACTAGCTGGAGGTCCGTGTGGCGAAGCCTCCCATCCTCGGCCAGCTTCGCGTGGACATGCTGCGTGATGTACCGGAGGAAATCTCTCCGGTCCTTCAGCAGATGTTCTACGCCCTGAACCCGTTTATTCAGGCTACAAAGGGCGCTCTTGCCGGTAAGCTCGGGTGGGAGAACTTCCGAGCGGTCAAGAAAACGGTCGAGGTGGCTTCGCTGCCGTATACGTTCACGGTTCCCGAGCTTCGAGGTAACGTGTACTGGGTGACGGTCGCTCAGGCTTTCGACCTGTCTCAGAAGTCGGTTCCGTCCATCATCCCGCCTCGGGTGGCTTGGACGACGAGCGTGGTTCGCGGTGTTCCGGCCATCACCGTTACCGACGCTTCGGACTTCGACACGGCGAAGAAATATCGATGGAACTTGCTCGTGACCTCGTGACCTTAAACAAGGTCCAGTGAGGTAGCGCATGGCATCCTTCCCCATCAAAACCGATCCGATGTCGTCGCTCTCGGGCTATTTCCAGATGCGTCAGCCCCGAGCGGCGGATATGCAGCCGAGCCCGCCGCAGTCGTCCGGCTTCAGCGCACCCTCGGCCACCGAGAGTGCGTTCCATGTCCTCGCGTCCAATCCGCCGGATACGACCAAGAGCGCGACGTTCTCGACGCCCGCTCAGCCTCGGCCTATCGCCTACGCTCCGCAGCCTCCGCAAGCGAGCACGTTCGCGCCGGCACCGGTCAGTTCCCAGACCATTCAGGATCAAGCCGCCGGACGTGAGCAGCGTACCGCAAAGCAGGTCTCGCCTTCCCGTTTCAGTCAGGGGATGTCGAAGGACTCGACCCAGCCCGCCTATGCCTCGGCCGGTGACTCGGTTCCCAAGGGCGGCAAGGGCGGCACGGGCTTCACAAGCTTCAATCAGTACTTCGGAGCCAACGCGCCCGCAGCCGAGGCCATGACTCCGCTGACGACCGCCCCTACCGGATGGAGTTCGGCAGACGCTTTCAACGCAATGTTGAGCTATCCTGCTGAACAAAGGCAGGCCGAACAGATGCGTCAGCAGGCAGAACAGCGTGCAGCGCAGAATAAGGCTGCGTTCGCGCAGCAGCAGGCCGCGGCGCAGGCTCAGCGTGAAACTCGCGCTCGTTCCGTCGCTGAGCAAGGTCGTGGTCCTGAAGCGCAGCAGATGCGGGCGGAAGAACGTCCTGATACGCGAAAACAACAGAGCGAACGTCGAGGCTCGCGCTTTGACGACTACTTCGTCGACTAGGACACACCCATGCCTGTCATTCTCGGAATTCTCGGAACGGCCATCGTCGGGTCCATCATTGCTCAGGGCATGAACGACGCCGACACAGCCAAGGCTCTCCGCAACGCTGTGGCGCAGTACAAGCCAGAAGCTCTGGCTCAGGTTGATGAATACCTGAAGCAGCCGCTCGCCATCTCGTCGCTCCGTGCGGAGACCGAGGCCCCGGAAGCCGTGGCCGCGCAGAAGAACGCACTTCAGAAGCTTCAGCAGGTTACTGAGAAGGGCTACACGGCCGAGGAGCAGGCGGCGCTGAACCGGATTCAGCAGCAGTCCGCCGCTCAAGCCGCGCAGCAACAGGCCGCTCTCAAGTCACAGATGGCTCGTCGTGGTGTCGCCGGTACGGGACAAGAGCTGGCGATGAACCTCGCCAACCTTGGCCAGCAGTCCGCAAATCAGTATCAGGCCGGTCTTGACGTCGCCGCTCAGGCACAGCGTCGAGCGTTCCAAGCGATGCAGGCACAGGGCGGTCTTGGAAGCCAAGTGCGTCAGCAGGCGTACGGCGAGGCCGAGCGACGAGCCGGTGCGTTGGATGAGAAGAATCGCATTGCCGGTCAGCGGCGGTTCGACGTTCTTGACCGCTCGCTCAATGCTACGACGGGCATGGAAGCGAACGTCAACGAACTTGAAAACCGCAAGTGGGGCAAGACCGGCGAAGTGGCCACGGCCGCAGCCAAGGGCGTTCTCACGGGCTGGAAGTAGGAGACGACAATGACTCTCGACACGATGCGCCGCCGTTTTGCTCTGGACGAAGAGGCTTCGGTCGAGGGCGGGATGTCCCCGACGACGACCGAAGAGCAGTTGGCTCAATTCGCGACCATGGACGCGCAGGAAGAAGCCAACGCTGCGGGTCAAGGCGCGAGCGTCGATGACCTGCGCTTTGCCAAGAGGCAGAAGCAGCGCGAGCAGGAATACTTTGATGCTTACGGCATGCCAATGGAGACGAAGTCCTTTGTTCAGGTACCTCCGTCCATGCGCTCGCCCAAGATGAAGGCCGATAATAGCGAAGCGTTTGCTGCTATGGCCCCTATGGCTGAACGACTCATGGCTTCTCGTAAGCAAGGTCTTCCGGAAATGAGTGCAGACTTCGTTTCCCTTCAGAAGACTATGTCGCCTGGCTCGTTTACCTCTCCAATTCCCGTTGCCCGTCCGGCAGCTCGGGATGGATTAGACGCCGAGCCGGGGGTCATCAAAACCACGATGCCTGCGGTCGATGCCGCTAATCCCGCAGGCAAGGCCGGTCAGCCGACCGATACCCTGAAGCCTCCTGCGCCGCCGACGTCGAGTGCTGGTGGCGACGATACCGAACTATCGGACCTTCGTAGGCGGCTCGGCTTTCAGCAAGCCTTTGAAGGTCTTGGATCTGCGGCTTCGGGCAAGAACCTCTACACGGACGGTGGGATTCTTGCCGACCGCATGAAGCAGATCGAGGCTCTGAGGGCGAAGAAGGCTCAGGCCGAAGAGGACCGTGCACTAGAAGCGAAGACCTGGGGCGCGTCGAACCGTGGAACGCTTGCAGGGTACATTGCTCAGTTCAAAGACCGACCCGAGGTTGTCGCAGCGCTCAAGGCCATGGAACCAGCAGCGGATACGACCAAGCCCGGTGACTTCAATCGGAACGTCATCGGTGCCATCACAACGCCGGGTAAGGTTGCGGGAATGGAAGCGGGGGTCGCAAAGACCAACGTACAGATTCCCGACATTCAAGCGGGGACCGCAGGCAAAGTCGCCAAGACCGCTGAAATTGGTCCCGAAGGCGAAAGCAAGCGCAAGCTCCGCGCTGCACAGGTCGCCAAAATCTACAAGGACATGGAACTTGCGGGCACGAAGCTCGCCATCGACGAGCGAAAGACTATTGAACAGGCTCAGCAGTCCAAAGACCCGTACAAGAAGCTGGAGAGCTTGAACACCATCGCGGACAAGAAAGAGTTCGGCGGATTTACGACACTGGCCGGTGACCTTGGAGACCTTGAGCGTGCGGCCCCTGGCTTTGTGACGAGAGGCGAGGTTCCTGAATGGCTGACCCGCGAGCAGCAGCTTCTTGGACAGAACTGGCCCACCTCGACCGACCCTCGCGTTGTTGATTTCCTTGCCGCCTACGGCAAGGTCGCGAACGAAGAGCGGCATCGGCAGTACGGCAGCGCCCAGACGGATGGCGAGCTTCGCGCCTTTATGCAGCAGCTCAATGCTAGTCCTCTGTCTGCCGGTCCGCAGGTGCTCGCGCAGCAGGTCAAGCGTTTCGGTCAGGCGGCAGGACGTGTCGCCAAGGGTCGTTTGACTCGGTACAACAACGTCTTTGGTGCAGAGAACGTGGACACGGTCTTCGCTCCTGAGTGGAAACCGCTCTTCGACGCAGGAGGCGTGTTCGCGGCACAGGGGTCGCCGTTCGTAGCAACTCGGGCTCCTGCGGCAGCAGGCGGCATTCCCGAAGCGGCGACCGTGACCATCAAGCGCAAGGTCGGCGGCAAGATCAAAATCGTTCCCGCTGTAGACAGAGCCAAGTGGCTTGCAAACCCCGATTTTGAAGAGGCCAAGTGATGGCGACCTTGGATGAAGAGTTCGACGCGCTTCCTGACGCACCCGTAGGTAAATCGTTGAATGACGAATTTGACGCCCTGCCGGACGCTCCTGTTCCCGCCCCCACGCTTACCGCGCCTCGCACCAAGACCCCGCTCACGACGGCCATCGGTCGGAGCGTGGCTGAGGCCGTGCCGTTTGCTCCGCAACTGACCGGCGTCACGGAACAGGGCATCGCTGAGGCTCGTCAGGACCGTCCGTTTACGACCGCCGCTACGCGAGCCGCAACGACGCTCGGCGAGTATGCCGGAGCGGCACGTCTTGGTGGTCCGGTGGGCATGGGTCTTCTTGCGGCAGCACAGGAAGCCAGCGGTCTTCAGCGTGAGGGCAAGCTCGACTTCACGGACCCGATGACCTACGCCAAACTAGCGGGAGCCGGGGTTCTTGGTGGTGTCATTCCCAAGGCTTTCGGTTTTGCCGGCAAGGCTGCGGAAGCAATTGCTCCCGAGGCCGCGACCCCAGCACTTGCGGCTGGTGCGAGGCGCGTCGGTCAGGCATTTATTCGTACGGCCACGCCGGCCGCGCTCGCGGTTCCGCAGGTCTCGACCTTGCTCTCGCCTGAGACGGATACCAGCGGACAGGTAGAAGCTCTCGCGAACCTTGGATTGCTCGGGTCAATGCCTGTGCTCGCCGGTCGTCGAGGCGCGGCTCGCATGGGCGCAGAGCGAGCTGGGTCCATCGCTGAGCAGGCTGAAATGCAGGGCCGAAACGTCATCGCCGAGGGCGAGACCAAACGAGGCGAGACGGCCATCGCATCACAAGCGGGCAAGGAAGCCGAACAAGCCATTTCTCAGCGGCAAGAAGCAAACAAGCGCGCTCGTCGTGAGGTCTCTTTTGAGCAGAGTATCGACCTTGCTGCGGACAGGTTGAAGGGTGGCGCACAGAAGGCTCTTGCTACGGTTCAGACCGAACTGGCAAACCAGCAGCAACTGATTCAGGCTCTTGAAAACGCGACCGACCCGAGCCTTCTTGGCTGGCGAGCTAAACAGTTTCAGGACATGGCCAACCGCCTCAACTCCTACGAGGCGTCTTGGAATCGCGAGTATCCCGGCCAGCCGCTGCCGCCTGAGTTTGATTCCGTGCGATCCAAGCTGGATCAGTCGTTGATGCGAAACACGCAGCTTCTTGGCTCTAACGCGACAGAGAACTTCCTTGCGGATCCAGATGCCAAGTTCGCTGAGTATCAGGCGCGTAAAGTGGCTGATGGTAAGACCAAAGAAGCAGATATCCTTCAACGACTCAACAACGCCCTTGTGTTTGCCAACAAGGACTTCAACGCCGAAGCTCGATCACAGGCCGTTGCGCGTAAACCGCAGATTGATGACGCTCGACGCGGGTCCATCTACGCAAAGTACGGCTTGGCAGATCCCGGTCCGCAAGCCCCTTTCGCGTCTCCCGTACTTGCGGAGAGCCTTGCGGATGTTTCGCGAGGCATATCTTCGGCTCCGACAAGGAGGGGGGAGCTAGCAGACATTTACCGGCAGCAAGGCCTTCCTTCCGGCATGTCTGAGGCTGACATCCTTCGCGCCGCCAACGTCACGCCAGCCGAAGCCGCTCGTTTGCTTCAAGAGCAGAGGGTCGCGGCCAAGAATGTGGCGGAGTTTGGTACTCCGACCCCCACCGCTTCGACGCAGCGGCGCATGGACCTTGAGAGCACGGGCCGTGCGATGCGAGAGACGGTCGTTCCGTCGTGGCTCCGCGGCGGTGTCATCCTTCGTGGTCTGGGTGGCCGTATCTTTGGCTCCGACGTCATTCCGCAGACGCTGCCTGAGTACGCTCGGTGGACCTCGCCCACAAAGTCGACCGAAGCTCGGATGCAGACCCCCTTCGAGGCCCTTGAAATCGCCGGAGCCTTTGAGCGTTTGTTGAAGGCCGATACGGCCGTGGACAGCAACTACCGCAAGTTTGTCGAGCGCAATCCTGGAGCGACTTGGCTCTCGTATCTGCGTGCAAACCCCGTTGTCGCGGCCAAGGTGGAAGCGGAGCGGAAGGCTACTGCCGCTCCCTAAAACAAGCCCCATGAACCTCTCTATCACCTAGTGACGACACCATGCCCACGCCCAACGCTCACCCGCCCATGGACGCCCTTCGACAGTGGTGGCCGATACTTCTGAGTGTGGTGATGGGTCTGACGGGACTCGGGGCGATGTGGGCGAACACGAACAGCCGGTTCGATACGCTTGAACAGCGCGTGGCCGGATTGGAACTGGACCGGCAGCACGAGCGCGAGGCGATGGTCAAGGTGCTCGACGCCATTCAGCGCACCGACCGAAGGCTCGCCCTGTGGATTTGCAGTCAAGACCCCAAAAGGTGCGCGGAGTAACTGATGACGATGGACTGTCCGAAGTGTTGGGGCAAGAGCAAGACCTGCGTTCGCTGCGGCGGGGACGGTAAGTGTCCTGACGTCCAGCTCAGCCCCCACTTTCGCTTGAGCGAGCTGCTGGCGTCGAACACCGCCAAGTCGAAGGGTCTTGACAACGACCCTTCGGCCGAGGTGCTCGTCAACCTCAAAAACCTGTGCGTCAACGTCCTCGAACCCATCCGGGCCAAGGTCGGGCCGCTCAAGATCAACAGCGGCTACCGTTCCGACCCGGTGAACGACGCGGTCGGCGGGTCGAAGACGAGCGCACACAGCTACGGCCTCGCGGCGGACCTTCATCCGGCCCACGGCTGCAAGAAGCTGATGAACGACATTATCGCGAGCGGCGTGAAGCTCGACCAGGTCATCTTTGAGCGAACGTGGGTCCACGTTGGCTACCTCCACCCGAAGACGAAGGCTCAACGGAACGACAAGCTGTCGATGTTCGTCGTGGGCGGGAAGACGACCTACGAGCCGTACAACGCCAACGACGCCCGGATAGCCTAGTCTCTCCGGTAGTAGCAGTCCCAGCACACCGACTCGTATCGCTCCGACCCCCCGACCATACCCTCAGGCGCGTCCGGCTTGCGACGGGTTTGATGCGCGAGAAGGCCACACTTGCAGTCCGTCTTGAGCTTGTGAACCACGTCCGCTTGGGCAAGAAGCTCGCCCATCGGCCCGAAGGTCTTGCCGCTCGACTCTCGGTCCAGCCCCGCGAAGATGACCGAGATGCCCACCGACCGGGCGAGCACCGCCCATCCGGCCACGTCGCCGTCAAAGAACTGGACCTCGTCGATGGCGACGACCTTCACGTCGGGGTTCTGCTGCGCCAGGATGGCGATGTCGGTAACGTCGCTCGCCGACATGCAAGCTAAGGCAACGCCCGAATGTGTCGTGACCGACTGACCGCTACCGTACCGCTTGTCCGAGGCATGCTTCACGAGCAGCGTCGGCACACCGGCTCCTCGGAAGTAGTGGACCCGGTCGAGCAGCCCCGTGGTCTTGCCGGCGAACATCGGCCCCGTGAACACCTCGATGGTCGCCATCTAGTGACCACCAATGAAGCGGGGCATTCCGACCCAATGGTCCCGAAGGGCGATTGGCTGTTCGACCTCAAGAATGTCGCGCAGCCGGCGAACCTCGTCGACGAGGCGCTGAACGTCCTCGTTCGTCCATCGAACGCCGACCGTGCTCTTAAGAAGGGTGTCGTAGGTCTTCAGGTCCTTGTCGGTCACGGCTCACCTTCTAGCGTTCGGTTGACGTTGTCGAGGGCGTACTGCGCGATGGCTTCGTAGGTGCCGAGACCGTAGTAGAAGTTGACCTCGGTGTCGGTCAAGACCCGCTTGCCCCGCTTGACGACGAGCCGGTCGACCTCGGGTTTCTCGCCCTTGGCTCCGTAGAACCGCGCCTCGCAGTCCAGCGTGTCAAAGACGGTGCCGTCCTCGTTCTCGATGTCGTACTCAAAGATCATCGCTCGTGTCCTTCAATGGCCTGCTCAAGTTCTACGACTCGGGCCATGAGGTACTGGCTCAGGTCAAGCGCCTCTTCGAGCGCCATCATGGTCCAATCGTAGTTCGCCCGGTGATCAAGCCCCGTGCCGTAGGTCTCTCGACCCTTTGCTCGGCGTTCGGCCACGAGAGCATCGAATCGCTTTTCCGTCTCCGTGAGTTCCACGTCTCCCTCCATTGAAGCCCCTACAGCCTCGTTTAGTGTCCGCTCAAAGTCCGGTCGGTCTTGCTTGGAGTCGAACGCCCGAGCCGCTCCAATGGCCCGTACCGACTCAACCTTAAGTGTCGTCAATGGCTACCACCTTCGGTCCTCGGAAGAGCATCCCGACCTGTGCCGCCATTCGGCGAGCGTGGCGAGCGGCCATCGCCTCGACCTGGAGCTGAGTCATGTCCGACGAACCGTAGTGGTCAACCCGCACGCACCAATCCCACTTTCGGTCGTCTTGGTTCCACGACATCTCCCCGTGGATTTGAACGTCGCCGTCATCGGCGTACATGACCTTCTCGCGGCAACCGACCGTGTGCGAACAGTCGAGGTCCGAGCACTTCCATCGCAGCCGGTCCCCTCGGTCGGCTTTCGGTCCGTGGATGCCCACGTTAGGAAGCCAGCGTCGTGACCGTATCGGTCGACTTCTCGGCGATGGCCTTCTTGATGGCGTCGACCTTGGCGTCGAGGAGGGCCTGATGCTCCTCTTCCTTGCCATTCGGGACCACGGCGAGAAAGCCCTGAATCTGCCCGACGCGAAGCTGAAGGCCCTGATCGGGAACGAGGATGGTTGCTTGGCTGATACCGTCGTCACTGGTCACCCAGCCGGTAACCGAGCGCGTCTCGACCTTCTCGCTGGCCGGGTTGTAGAAGTGGGCGCTGAAGCGAATGCCTGAGTCGTTCTGGAAGCTGACAAACACGATGACCTCCTAGGGTGAGTGTTACAGAACCGCCTTGAGCAGACGGTCGGCGTGAGCCGGTGAGTTCCACGAGAAGTTGCGGAAGACGACCCCTTCGATACGAAACGTGGCGCAGATACCACGCATGGACTGGCCTTGTGAAGAAAGATATTTGGCCTGAAGGATGACTCGCTGCTCGTCCTCGTTGGCGACCAGCTTACCGTCCACGTCCGAGAAGCCGTAGGGAATGCCGCCGATGCGTTCGGCCTTGGTCTTCTTGACCGCAAGCGCCGCCTTCGTGCGCGCACCGATGATGAGCCGCTCGTATTCGGCGAAGGCGTCGATGATGGTTCGCATGAGCTTGGCGGCAGGGTCGGTACCGTCGCCCTCGCCTGCCGCGCTTACGATGCGAGCACCGAGTGCCTCGGCACGAGCCTCAGCCATCGCGGACTTCATAACGTCGCGGGCAAGACGGTCTCGCTTGGCGACAACGAGCAGACCGGCGGCATGAACACGGAGGTTTTCGAGCGCGGCCATGAGTCCCGTGCAGTCCGCCAAGGGCGTGGCACCGGACACGCCGAGGTCGCGGTGAACGGCGACGACCGTGATGCCCTGACGGCTCGCCCAGAGTTCGATGGCGGCGAGCTGAGCCTCGGGGCCGAGGTGCTGCTCCTCGGTCGAGACGCGGATGTACGCGACCGCTTTCAGCGGGTCGGTGACGGGACGGGACTTCTTGGACTTGGACTTGGACTTGGTCATGCGACCCTCGGTGTGCGTCACAGGCCCCTACGGCCAGCGACGGGAGGGAGTATGCCGGAGCGTTACAGAAGGGTCAAGAAAAAAGAGCATCGCTACTTTATCCCGCCCTCGGAGAGGTCGACAAACCAGTTCAGGTGCCTCGCGAGGTCACGCAGGACACGGGTCTGCGAGTCCTTGGTGCTGTCGGTCGTAACCGTGACCTCGTACAGCGTGTAGCCGTCGTCGTCCGTATCGACGAGACGTCCCTTCACGGACCCCGAACCGGCGTAGGTCAGCTCGACGATGAACTTCATGGAACGTTCAACAGCTTGGCCGTTCCCGGCTTCTGTCGCAGGAGCAGAGCCGTAGCGCCTCGCTGGGCCTGCTCGGAGGTCTTGCCGAAGATGACACTCGTCGAGAGACCACCGGCCCCATCCGGCTCGTGCATCAGCCAGAGCTGGTCGTAAGGAGCCTTCGCCTTCTCAAGAAGGATGATGCGACCTTCGTGAACGGCTCGGTAGCAGCCCTTCGGTCCCTTGCGCTTCCAGTTCATCGCTTGCTCCTGTTCTTGAACCACCACTGCCCAATGCCCACGGCGTCCAGCACATTGTGACGGAGGCTCGGAGGCGCTGCCGCTTCGACCATCGCCATCTCCTCCGGGGTCAGGGTCTTCACGAGACGGGCGTGGTGAACGTCCTTGGGGACCTGGCCCTTCCACTCCCTCGGCTTCACGCCCATTCGAACGTCGGACTGAATGAGCATGGAAAAAACACCGACTACACCCGCGAGCTGGATGAGATCGTCCGGGTCGCCTTTCGACGCCCCGACTCGGTAGACCTGCGGGACCTCCGAAATGAAGTACGCTGTCCTTCGGTTCCAAATGTAGGTGCTCTGGTAGCCGGTCCACGCTCTTGGGCCGTCACCCTGCTTCACGGTATTGCGAACGTAGGCGACGTGGGCGAGGGAACCGTCCTCGTTCCAGTAGGCGAGACCGCACCCTCTCAGGCCGGGGTCGAGAGAGACGAGGTGGGTCATCGGTCACCTTTCGCGACGGCGTCAAGCCGCTGCCCTATCCAGCGCATCACCGGCACCGCCATGGAGTTCCCCATCGCCTTGTACCGAGGGCCGTCCGGACACTCGGACGCGGGCTTGCCTTTCCAAGGAATCAGAGTCCAATCCGGCGGAAATCCCTGGAGGGCCTCCGTCTCAATGGGGAGCAATCTGCGACAGGCCATTACAGCTTTCCGCGTCTCGCTTGTTGCGCGTGTGTCCCGCAATAGCCATTCGCGTGATGCTTCTTCAAGCAGCCTAAGACAGCGCACAAACGAGTCGGATTCAACTCCGTGTCCTTCCGTGCTGATACAAACTGATTGTCCTTGACGATCATCGGATCGCCCCATTTCTTGAATCGAGCTGCGTGCATCGTGCAGTATCCGTAGCGTCTCAACGGCCTGTCGCACACCTTGCACAATTTGCCGCCACGATGCGCTCGAATGTGACAGCCCCGACAGGTACGCTGCAAGTTCTTGATGTCGTTGTTCGTGTGATTCCCATCGACATGGTGAACGTCGAGCGCATCCGGCTTCCCGCAGACCGCGCAGGGTCCAGGTGGCACCATCTTCCGCGAGTGGTAGTGATACGCCTCCCACGCAGTGCTGCGTTGCGGCCTCGCGTCGAACGCTTTCCCCATGCAGGTAGTGTTGCAGAACTTCCGGCGATTGAAGTGAAGCAGCGACTCCAAGTCCCCAGACGACAAACGCTTCCGCTCCAATTTCGTCGAGCACTGTTCGCAGTACTTTTCGGGCGTCGGCTTGCGTGGCATCGGCATGGCTCAAGTCCTCCAACGCCAAGGTATCAGCCAGCGAACAGTCTTGTAAAGCGTCGAATCCTACGGGCTGCAACCCACCCGCGACCTCGAAATCCGTCCCGAGTCCGCCGCCGGCGGTCGCGCGGCTGGATAGGGTGCCGGTGACCTCGGTCGCCAAGTAGGTCGTCTGCTTCATGCCAGGCTGTGC